ATGGGTCGAATTTCTTTTTTATCGGGTGTGCCTGATGATGTCATTTACGAACTAAATCAAAAAATTGTGGACGCTAATTATGGCGATAGTATGAAATTGGCGGAGTGGTTTAAAGGGTTGGGTTATAAAGTATCAAAGACCGCAATGCACCGCTATATTAAGGCTTTAAAGGAACGTAATGAGCATGGTGGCCGTGTTGGGTCTTTGAAGTTATACGCCAATATGAGCACGGCCGACAATCATCTTGCTTTGCTATATCAAGAACTCGGACAAATCGAATTCAGGCGGCAAGAAATTATCGAAAGAATTCGGAATTTAACGGGAAAATAAATCAGGGGCGAAAGCCCCTTTTTTGTTGGCTAAAGTCCAAAATCTCAAAATGAGGACAAAAAACAAAAAAGGCCGAAAAATACAAAAAAACGGCTATCAAAATGAGGATCGCAAAAAGCGTTTAAAAATCGTTTAAAAGCCGTTTAAAGCAGCTTTTTGTTTTTGCTCTTTAAAAGGCGGATAAGGGCGTAAACCTAACGTTTGTCAGCATAGGTGAGGTTTCATTATCCGCTAATCCGCAGGTATTGTTTAAGATGCGGTTGCTGTTATGTTTAGATCTAAGAAAATGATTAACTACACAGTAAAAGATTTTTACTGTGTAGTTTTTCTGTGAACTTAAAGCGTCGATTAACTTATTGAAACATAAGAATTTAATTTTTTATCGTTTTTTTGTTTCCGTGTCGCTAAGTAAGCGTTTTTCTGTGTGTTCATTTAGCCTCATATTTGCGATTGATAAATCACAACTCATTTTTGCTGTATCAAAAATGAGACTCTTGCCTTTGCTATCGCTGCGTCTATACCAACTAAGCATTAATATCTCTTCAAGGTTTAATAAAACATACGATTCAGCATCTTTAGGGGTTATAAATACTTCTTCAATGTTAAAGTCATCTTCAGATAAATGGCTGCTAATTATTCTTTTGGAATTTTGAACTAAAAATTCCCGAGTAGCGTTCCTTTGCCCGCTCAATATATATTCCACATCCAGTTTAAGTTCAGGATGACCCAAATCAGCCAATCTTAACGCTTCTTCAGGAAATACTCCTCGGCGCTTTCTTTCTGCGAAAGCGCTTTTAGACATGCCCAAAAACTCCGCAACATCCTTGTCCATGGATATGGATAGTTCAGTTTTTAATCTGTTAACAATGTTTGTGAAATTTTTCATAAGAAACCTCTTGAAATTCATAAAATTCATATTTAATATGAACTCAGTAAACAATATTGAACTATATGATTCAATATTAAAACAAGGTAAGAAGTTTAGTTCATAAACTGTTTTTAGTCCATAAAAAGGTAGTTTTATGCAGAAAAAAACACGAGAAGAAGCCAAGGCTTGGTTTAAAGAGATAAATATGACTCAAGCTGAATGGGGGCGTAGAAATGGCTATAGTTCAAATGAAATCAGCCGAGTTTTAAGTGGGAAATCTAAACTTAACTACGGAAGAGAACGAGAAATAGCTATCAAATTGAATATTCAATTAGATTTATAGGAGTTCATATGAATGAACTTAAATCACATTTCAGTGCTCAGGAATTGGCCGATCTTGAGTTAGATAGCTTGCCTAAAACCAAGAAAGCAATCCTAGATAAAGCTAAGAGAGAAAATTGGACTAGCAAGCCAAGACAAGGCAAGGGAGGCGGATATGAATACTCTTTAAATTCCCTCCCCCAAGAAACCCAAGCAGAACTAATACTCAAAAACTCAGAAAAAAGTGCGGTAGAAATTTCGGAAAGATCTGAAACCCCTGCCCCACAACGTAAAGAACTTAACTATCTGCCGGAAGTGTTTTGGAAAGCCTATGACCGGGCAACCCAAAAACGGAAAGAGAAGGCAGAAAGCCGATTTAAAGCGGTTTGTGCGGTGACTGAATTAATTGCTAACGGCATGGAAGTTCGCCCCGCGCTTGCCAAAACCGCAGAACGGTTTGGGGAATCACCAAAAAGCGTTGAACGCTGGTATTACCGAACAAAACCGTTTGACCGCTCCGACTGGTTGGCGGTGTTAGTTGGCAAAAACGGCGGCCAGCGTGAAGAACGGTTTGCCGAATTTAACGAGGCGGCTTGGGAGTTTTTTAAGGCCGATTATCTCCGCCCCGAAAGACCGCAATTTAACGCTTGCTATCGCCGTTTGGCAGACGCGGCAAGGGAAAACGGTTGGGACATCCCAAGCGTAGAAGCGGTAAAACGAAAATTGGAACGTGATGTGCCAAAAATCCAACAAATTTACTGGCGAAAAGGCGAATACGCAGTCAGCCAGCTTTATCCAAGCCAACAACGCACAGTGGCAGACCTTGAAGCCATGGAATGGATTAACGGCGACGGTTATCAACATAACGTGTTTGTGCGTTGGCATAACGGCGAGATTGTCAGACCTAAGACTTGGTATTGGCAAGACATCAGAACCCGCAAAATCCTCGGCTACCGCACGGATTTGAGCGAAAACAGCGACACCATCCGCTTAAGTTTGATGGATGTAGTGTTTAAGTATGGCATACCAAAACACTTAACCATCGACAACACCCGCGCGGCGGCTAATAAGTGGATGACAGGCGGTGTGAAGAACCGCTACCGCTTTAAGGTTAAAGATGACGATGTGCAAGGGATTATCCCAACACTCGGAATCGAGTTGCACTGGACAAGCGTGCAGTTTGGGAAAGGCCACGGACAAGCGAAACCGATTGAACGTGCCTTTGGTAACGGGGGATTAGGCGAGATTATCGACAAACACCCGAACTTTGCAGGCTTTTACGCCGGAAGCGGTGTAGATGACCAACCGGACAACTACAACGGGGGCAAAGATGGCGTGGATTATGACACCTTTATCTTAACCCTAGAAGCTGGAATACAAAGTTATAACAACCAGTTAGAGCGTAAAACCGAGATTTGCAAAGGTGTTTACAGTTTTAACCAGGTGTTTGAGCGTGATTACGCGCTAGCCACTAAGGTGCGCAAGGCCAACGCCGAGCAGTTGCGAATGATGATGTTAATGAGCGAAGCAGTACGGCTCAATAAAGACGGCACGTTTGAACTGGATTGCGGCGGCAAAGTGAACGAACGCAAAAACCGCTACATCGCTAAAGAATTGATTGCCAGTTGCCACAGCAAAGTGGTGGTTAAGTTTGACCCTAAAGACCTGCACGGCAAGGTTTATGTTTACAGCCTGGATATGATTTTTTTAGCCGAGGCAGTATGCCAAGAAGCCTTAGCGTTTGGCGATAAAGCCGCAGGACGTGAACACGACAAAGCCCGTAAACAATGGGTGAAAGCACAAAAAGCGGCAGCAAAAGCGCAATCAACCATGACCGCACAAGAAGCCGCGCGTTACTTGCCGGAGGTTGAGTTTGAAGATGTTGAGGAAACCGAAGAACAAGTATGGCAAGTCATCAAAGAAGGCACAGCGTTACGTAAAGTTGAAGTTGTACCGGATGACGAACAAGAAGACGAAGCCGAACAATGGTTGATGAAAGGCATCGCCATGTTGAAAAAAGAAAAAGGGCTTTAAAGCCAGTTTAAACCACCTTTAAGGAGCGAAAAAAATGACATTAAGAGAGCATATTAGCTTATTAATCAAACAAGGCAAGCTCACGCAAGCCAAGTTAGCCCGCGAGACAGGCGTCAACGGCGGTGCATTGAGTGCATGGATAAACGACAAATACACCGGCAATGTGGAAACGGTTGAAGAACCCATTAAACACTGGATGGCGTTAAACGAACGCAAAGTGCGGGTGTTTGTTGAAGCGCCAAGTTTTATCGAGATCCCGACCGCTAAAACGGTGTTTAGTGTGCTTGATATGGCGCGCATTTTGCCAACCATGGTGACTATTTACGGCGCCAGCGGCGTAGGTAAAACCAAAGCCTGCCAAGCCTATCAACAACACAACACCAACGTGTGGATGATTACCGCAAGCCCGGCACGCGCCACATTAAGCAGTATTTTGTATGAGTTGGCGTTAGAGCTTGGCATTAATGACGCGCCACGCCGTAAAGACCGCCTAAGCCGTTTGATTGTTAAAAAGCTACAAAAATCAAAAGGTTTGGTGATTATCGACGAAAGCGACCACTTGCCTTATGACGCCCTCGAAGAAATCCGCATTATCCAGGAAGAAGTCGAAGTCGGCTTTGCCCTAATCGGCAATGACAAGGTTTACAACCGTATCCAAGGCGGAGTGAACCAAGCGCACGAATATGCGCGCCTTTGGAGCCGTATTGGTAAGCATGCGCCTATCAAGGGGAGCAGTAAGGCCGATATTAAAGCGATTGCAGGCGCTTGGGGCTTGGATACTGACGATAAAGATTTGATGACCGTACTTAATAGCATCGGCACCAAAGCAGGCGGTTTACGCGCGTTGACGCAGTATTTAAAACTTGCCGCTATCACCGCCAAAGCACAGGGCACCGCAATTACATTAGACCTAATTTTAACCGCGCAAAAACAAATGACCGGGGGTAACTGATGAAAACCTTAAAAACGGCTTTGATTTTGACCGCACTTTTAAGCGGTGTGGCCCAAGCACAAACGCTGAAATGTGCAGATAGCGATGAGTTGTGTTGGCAACAAGCGGCAAGCGCAGAATGGCGCAATACATACGGCGATATGCCACCGCCATTGACGGCCGAAGCTGAAAAAGACGTGCGCGCATGGCTCACCAAACACTACCCAAACACTGATTTTAGTAACCCGTAAAAAAAAGGAAAAACAAATGGAAACTCAAAAAGTAACAATCCCCGAAGGCTATCGCAAAGACGCACGCGGCGCGCTTATCCCCGAGGCATCAATTAAAGAAATCGACAAAGTGCGAGACGAATTGGTGCTTGAAATTGTGCGCAAGGCCGTAGCGACTAACCAAGTCATGAAAGACTTTAAAAATGAAGTGTTTGGCGACATCGCCGCCTTTGTTGAGCTTTCCGCCGCGCAGTATGGCGCAAATTTAGGCGGTAAAAAAGGCAACGTCACACTTTATAGCTTTGACGGTGAATACAAAGTGCAACGCGCTATCGCCGAATCATTGCAATTTGATGAACGGATTCAGGCGGCTAAAGCATTAATTGATGCCTGTTTGCAAGATTGGACGGAAGGCAGTCGCCCTGAGCTTAAAACCATTATTGACCGCGCGTTTGACGTAGACAAAGAAGGCAATCTTAACTCAAACAAGATTTTAGCCTTGCGCCGTGTGGATATCCAAGACCCACGCTGGAAATGCGCGATGGACGCTATCTCCGACAGCGTGCAGGTGGTTGGCTCAAAAAGCTATATCCGAGTTTATAAACGCGTCGGCGACACCGACAAATACGAACCAATTAGTCTTGATTTAGCAAGCATTTAAGGAGCGCAAAATGAACTTTTTAGCATTATCAGCGAAAAGCGAAGTTTACCCGGATTTAATCAACCTTGAAAAAGTGCTTTACATCAAAGTAAGAACCTTTAATGACGAAGGTGTAACCGTTGACATCAAGTTTGAAAACAACGAGCGGATCACGTTAAGAGATATGCCAAAATCCTCTTATGAGCGCATCCTAAACGCATTAAGACGGGGTTAACCATGGAAATGACCTACAAGGACTTATCCGAATTAGCCGTTGAAGTGGAACGCGCGGGGGATTTGAGTTATGCCGCGACACTTTGGTTTAAAGCGGCAAATATCGCCAAAAAAGCGGTTAATCAAGATTGGGCAATTACGCGCGGTGAATTTTGCGAACACTGGCACCCGCGAACAAAACGCAAGAAACAAACGAAGGAAAAGCAAGATGGATGAACGCTTAATAACACTGCTGAGTATATGGGGTTGGGCTAGCTTTGCATTGATTGTGATCTTGCTTGCTTGCAAAGGCCGATAAAACCCATTTACAGCGCATTTAAGCACGGTTTAAGTGCGCTGAATAATGAATTTTAGCAATAACAACTAAGGAGCTAAGAATGGCTAAATATCTCGCCAGGCTAGATTGCACGGTGGAATTTGCAATTGAAGCCGAAAACATGCAACAAGCGATGGACGCTTGCGATTTGAATAACAATGACCTCACCCAAATGGCGCACATTATCACCGAAGTGTATGACGTGATTGAGGTTGAGCCTGTGCCATCCAAAGGGGATGAATACTATGATTGAAAAAGAAAAAAAATCACATGTCACCGTCCAACTGGCACAGATTATCGAGCAGTTGGAAATGGCCAAGGAAATGTGGCAGGAAGATGATGATAAAGCGTGCTTGAAGCTATTACAGGCAGCAAGTCGGGAAATGAAATGTGTGGCGTGGAAGATTACGCCGGTGTTGGAGTGAGTATGGCAGAGCTAACAACAGAAGACCTAAAAGTTGGGCATGTTTATTCGGCGAAACGCCCTCAAACATACGGATTCGCCCGTTTATTGGGAGATAGACAAATCCTTTGGGTTGGGATGATTTATGACAACAAAGAAGGGTTCGTCCAGGGGTTGCAATATGACAGCCCGTCAGTAAAAGATGGACGGCATTATCCGAAAATTAGCGTAACCAAATTTTTAAAATGGGCAGACGCCGACATAACCGAAATAATGCCTAAGGGCGAATGGAGAAAGGGGTAAAAATGAAACCTGAATTTAGATATTTTAAATGTGCATTAAATGTTGAACCGGTTAAATCACTTTATCAACAATGGCATATCGACCACGAACAACGAAACAAAGAATTAGACGTAATTTTTGACACTATCCCGTTTTATGAGTTTTGGCGCGGCAGTGAAAGTCGAATTTATGGCATTGTATGTAGCGAAAACAATCCTGAATTTGAAAAAATTAAAGAGGATAAAACCTATAAATTTGAAATGATTGAAGGTGGGAAAGTGAATATTACCGGCAACAATCGCACCAAAGCCGGCAAGGCGTTTAACGCTAAAATCCAAGAACTCAGAAATATATTAAATCAATATCCAAGTTTTAATGATTTTATGATAAGCGAGTTAGCGCTTAATTGTTGGGTGTTTGCGAGTAACATGGCATATATCGCAGTGTGTGGTGTGGCAAGCGATCACTTTATCGCAAAAATACCGGTGAAATCAGAAGGCTTCGGTGGTGATGATTTTCCGGCAATCCCTGAGTGTTTAACGGAAATCAAACAAAGTGAATTTTTGATGTTACAAGGAAAATAAAAATGAACAAATATTTTGCTTATGACGCGTTAGAACGTGAGTTCACAACGCACGATACATTAGACGAAGCTAAATCACAAGCACAAGACTGTGTCGACCAGATATTTGAATTTGGCACAAATGATGGATTTGATACTGACCTTGAAGACGCTATAAAAGAGGGGTGTTTTGGGGTTGTGTTAGGCGGATTTGATTTACCGACCAGACCGCTCACCGAAGAGGAAAAAGAACTCTATGCCGATGAGTTCATTCACATGGTTGAAAATCCTCCGGTGCTTGTTGAGTATCCACAAAATGGCTGGATTAAGTGTTCGGAACGGTTGCCAGGCGATTGGAGTGAAGTTTTATTTGCAATGAAGGTACCGGAATCCGAATCCGGGTGGCTAATTAGAACGGGCAGCTACTTTGAAGATGGTATGGGATTTTGTAGTTTTGACGGTGTAGAGTTTGAAGGTGTAACACATTGGAAACCGTTGCCACAACCACCAATCGACTAAAACCCATTTACAGTCCATTAAATCTTCCCTAACCCCTCTTTACAAAAGAGGGGAATAAGTTAGATGAAGTGGGCTGAATAATGTGTTTTAAACCTAGTTTAAAGGAGTTTTAAAAGTGAAATTATGCCGTTGCCCGGTTTGCCATAGTGACATCCACTTGGATGTGCTATTAGAAGATGACGCGGGGCGTGAAATGTTGGGTATTATTACCAATTTACGCGGTGACAATGCCCGTGCATTGGTGAGTTATATTGCCCTATTTAGACCAGAAAAAGCGGCGTTATCCAACGGTCGTGCGCTTAAATTAATGCGCGAAGTGTTGGATATGTATCAGCCGAGTCCGTTGTTATCCCATGCGTTGACCGAAACTACTAACGGAGTGATGAAAAACCGCCGAGAAACCCGAAATGTGGTGGCGCTAACCAATCATAATTACCTTAAAAAAGTGTATGAGGGGGCTAAACCGTTATTTGCCGTGGTGCGTAATGAGCAAGGTAAAAGTGCGGTGGCAAATGCGGATAAATTAGAGGAAGACAAGCGCACCGCCGCAATACAATACATCCAACGTTATGCGGCCATTGGGCAACTTGAATTTGTAAAACATACCCCTGAATATGCAATTTGGTTGACGTGGAAAAATGATACTAGATGTTAAATTAACTAAACCTAAACTTATCCAGCTGATCCATATTGCAAAAAGCAAGTTAAATATGGATGAGTTAAGTTATCGTGTTTTGTTGGATAACCTAACCGGCAAAACAAGCACCACTAAAATGACGGTTGGGGAGCTTTTAAAAGTATATGAAAGCATGAAAGATAAGGGGTTTAAACCACAAGTCAGAAAAGGCAGAACACCGGTAACCGAACATGCGGTTGTAAAATCCCGAATCACTCACAAAATCCGCGCAATTTGGATACAAATGTACAAAGCAGGCATTGTTAAAGACGGTTCGGAGCGGGCGTTAAATCGGTTTATGCACAATACGCTATTTAATCCAAAGCACAGACGCCCGGATAATATAATTAAGTTAAATGTGCAAAGTTTGGACGACGCGGAAGCATCAAGATTACTTGAAATCTTAAAAAGATGGCAACAGAGAGTATTAAAATGACAGACGAACAACACGATTTATTTGCAGATGACCACGAGATGGTCGGGCAGTTATTTGATAAGTTAGATCACATTCCGGATGATGAATTATCCAAGTCTTGGGAAAGCGTGTTAGTCAAATTAGTGCAGTTGATTAAAGCCGAATTTAGCCGACAAGGAAAGAGCTTTGATGATAAGACTATCGAAAAAATAATCCTTGTCATATCGCACTATCTCGGCGGTCGTGCTATCTACCTGCCGCGCGCAGACAGACTAAAAGAAGCACTCCGCGACTATGCTATCTATAATGATTTTAACGGCGGTAATGTGCGGGCATTAAGTGAGCGTTACGGCTTGTCTGAGCCGCATATTTACGCTATTATCCGCAAACAACGTAACATCATCAAAAAACGCTATCAGCCTGAATTACCCTACTAAATTTAGTGATAGATAATAAACCCGAATAGCTCCTTACTTTGTTTAAACTCCCTTTAAAACGTTAAAGGGAGTTTTTTTATGTCTTTACCCATCCACAAAATTGTGATCCATTGCTCGGCCACACAAAACGGCAAGCAATTACGCACTGCTACACAAACCGCCGCACAACGCATTGATGAGTGGCACAAGGCGCGCGGATTTAAACGTGACGCCGCAAAATGCAAGCAATTTAACCCGCACTTAACCTCTATCGGCTATCACTTTGTGATTGATACTGACGGCACCGTAGAAACAGGCCGTCAAGTTGGTGAAGACGGGGCGCATGTAAAAGGCCACAACCAACATTCTGTCGGCATTTGCCTAGTCGGTGGCGTCACCAAAATAGGCAAAAACCACGGGGAATACACCGAGGCGCAGTGGATTGCACTGCACAAACTCTTACGCAAACTCGAAAGTCAACATCCCAGTGCTCGCATTTGTGGACATCGTGATTTGAGCCCTGATTTAAACGGGGACGGCACGATTACGCCGAACGAGTGGCTAAAAGACTGCCCTTGTTTTGATGTGTGGGCATGGCTTGATAGTGAGCAAATGATTAACTTTGACCATTTGTATAAGGGGTAAATGATGGGGATTGCAGTTGCTATCTTGATGGTTTGTGCCATTGGCGTATTTGTTGCCTATCTGAACGATGCGTGGTCAGCGCTTATGGTGTTAGCTGTGATTGGCATATTTGTCATCGCCATTATATGCACCCTGGTAAACATCCAAGAAACATGCGACGACTACGGCAAATTTAGCGTAGGAAATCGCTTTTATCAGTGCGAGTTAATACAGGACAAAAAATAATGTTTTCCGAACTCTATACCAACTCGGACGGCCGTTTATCCACGACCGCCTTTATCCAGTTTTTCGGCGCAATTTTAATGGCCGTTATCTTGTGCTTTTGCGCATGGGTTGACCGTCCTTATGTGCCGGAAATGTTTATGTACTTTGCCATTTTTTGCGCAGGCGGCGCGGCAACCAAGGGCTTTGCTAACGCATTAAATCGCAACAGACACAGAGACCCTAATTATGATTAATTTAAGCCTAATTGGCGCGCTTGGCGCCGTCATTTTAGCCGTCATTGGCTATGTGTACTTAAAAATCCGCAGAATTAAATCTCACGCCGAGAGCCTATCTCGTGCAAACGCGGAATTAACAACCAAAAACGAACAGCTCAAGACCGAAAAAGCGGTCGTTGAGAAACAAGTTAAAAACTACAAAGTGAAGCAAAAAAATGATGAAACAACTCATACTCTTGGTCACGATACTGTTGTTGACGAGTTGCGCAAAAACAACGACTTACGCGACGAATAATAGTTGCGCAGGCTTTGCCATTATTAAAGCCTCGGAAAAGGACACGCTAGGCACGTTACGCCAAGTGTTAGCCCATAACAAAACCTATCGCGCCATTTGCGAGAAGGAATCACAACCCAATGAATGACATTGTTGATAAAACCCAAGAAAGGGAAGAAATAATGTGGGATAACTGGCGCAAACAACAGGCATCGGCGCAACAATTTGCTAATGCCATGAACACGGCGCGGCATTGTGTGGATTGTGGAGTGCTTATCCATCCGTTACGCGTTAAAGCCATGCCGCACTGTGTGCGTTGCGTAAGTTGCCAACATGAATATGAAGAATCACAAAAATGATGGAAATTATCTCTTTTATCCAGAAAAACTGGAGCATTATCGCCACCCTTTTTGGCGTTATCGGAACCCTTTTTTGGCTCAAAATGGACAGTAAGTATGCAAAGAAAAGCGATATTTACATGTTGCAAGATAGCATCGAAAAAAATGATGACCGGTTGACAAAAATGGAATTAAAAGTGGACGCGTTACCCACTGCAAAAGATTTTGCATCACTTGAAAAATTGATGACAAAAATTGAAGGCGAAACGAAGGCCACTAACGCCACATTAAGCGCAATTAGCCGCCAAACGGGCTTATTGCTGGAAGATAAAGTTTTGAACCGCAAGGAATAAATCATGCACGATATTTTTACTAAAGACCAACGTCTTGTCATGCTCCGCACGCTTGCAGAAGACGGCTACGACGCTAACGAGTCCATCTTACAAGATGTATTAACCGCCTACGGACACAACATCAGCCGCGATTTGGTGCGCAATCATGCGATTTGGCTTGAAGAGCAAGGTTTAGTCAAAATCAAGCGCATTGACACCGGCAAAGGGGAGTTTTTTGTCCTCGTCATCACTCAAAGAGGGTTAGACGTGGCACAAGGGCGCGTTATCGTGGACGGCGTAAAACGCCCGTCACCTCACCTTTAAACCAACTTTAAAGGGGCTTTAAATGAGTGATAAAACCACCCGTGGGCGCGCATCCAAAGTTGATTTATTACCACCGGACATCAAAACCCGCCTTGCTATGATGTTGCGTGACAAGATGTTTTCACAGGCCGAAATCTTAGACGAAATTAACGACCTCATCCGCGATTGTGGCTTGCCGGAAACCGCACTTTTGAGCAAAACAGGGCTTAACCGCTACGCGAGCAAGATGGAGAAGATGGGGGCAAAAATCCGCGAAAGCCGCGAGATGGCCGAAATCTGGACGAGACAAATCGGCGAAGCGCCGCAATCGGATGTCGGTAAACTCTTAATGGAGGCGGTCAAGACCATTGCCTTTGATAAGGCCATGACGTTAGGCCAAGAAGATGATATTGACCCAAAAGTTATTAATCAGCTTGCCTTAGTGGCTAACCGCATCGAGAAGGCGCAAGCTATCAACGAGGAGCGCGAGCGCAAAATCCGTAAGGAAGTGGCGCAACTTGCCGCGGAAACGGCGGAAAAAGTGATTTCGCAAGCCGGACTATCACAAGAAACCGTTGACCACCTGAAAGCAAAAATTTTGGGGATTGCATGATGAAGTTACCGGATTTTATCCCGTTTGATCCGAAAGAATTATTATTGGGCTATCAAAAGCGCTGGGTTGCTGATGATAGCCCTTTAAAAATTGCCGAAAAGTCCCGTCGAACAGGTTTAACCTGGGCGGAAGCGGCAGATGATGTATTAATTGCGGGTAGAGCAAAATCAGACGGTGGGTCTGATGTTTTTTATATCGGCTCCAACAAAGAGATGGCGCGCGAATTTATTGATGCGGCGGCTATGTGGGCGGAAAACTTTAACCAAGCCGCCGGGCAAATCCAAGAAGAGATTTTTGACGACGAAGACAAGGACATCTTGACCTACGTCATCTACTTTGCATCGGGCTTTAAGATTAAAGCACTCTCATCCAATCCTAAAAACTTGCGTGGTATGCAAGGGGTTGTCTGTATAGATGAGGCGGCGTTTCACGAAAAGTTAGCCGAAGTCCTGAAGGCGGCGCTTGCGCTTACCATGTGGGGCGCAAAAGTGCGGTTAATCTCAACCCATAACGGTGTAGATAACCTGTTTAATCAACTCATCCAAGACAGCCGTGCCGGTCGCAAAAGCTACTCCATCCACACTATTACACTGGATGACGCGTGCAAAGAGGGGCTTTACCAACGTATTTGCCAGGTGTCAAAACAGGAATGGTCACCGGCAAAAGAAGATGCCTGGAAGCGCGGTTTATTGCGTGACACCTCCACGGAAGAAGACGCACTGGAAGAATACTACTGCGTACCAAAACGAAGCTCCGGTGGTTATATCCCTCGTCCGCTAGTTGACCGCGCGGCCAATCCTGACAAAGTTAAACTCGCATTTGAATGCGACAGCAAGTTTATAGACTACAGTGAGATGGAGCGTATTACGCTAGTCAATGAATGGCTAATCAAAGACGTTTTACCGCACTTAGACGCGCTAGATAAAGATATGCGTCACTCGTTTGGGTGTGACTTTGCGCGTAAAGGCGACTTGAGTATTTTTAGCGTTTGTGCCGTACAACCGACTACGGCACGCCACATGGACATCACTCTCGAGGTGCGTAATTGCCCTTATGAGCAACAAAAACAAATCGTCTTTTTTGTGTTAAAGCACATTCCGCGCTTTATCGGTGCGGCATTTGACGCCACCGGGAATGGGGGATATTTGGCGGAATCAGTGCTATTGCGTTATGGCGCAAGCATGGTCGAGACGGTGCAGTTAAATGATAAATGGTACCGCGAGTGGATGCCAAAATATAAAGCCCTCTATGAGAGCGAACTAATCCAAATCCCACAGGATGAAGAAATCATCTTAGACCAAGGGCACATAGTGGTGATTAATGGCGTACCGAAAATCGACCGTGCCCGCAATCAGGGTAAAAGCGGACAGCGCCACGGCGATAGTGCGGTGTCCTATTGTATGGCAGTACGAGCAAGCTATATGACGGGCGGGGAGATTGAGTTTACACCAATAACAGGTAAACGCCCTGATACGCCAAAGGCGCGCAGTTTTTACTACTCCAGTAGCAAGCAAGATGATTTAAATGCCGCGTTTAACTCCGACTGGGACAATTTTTAAGGAAAATTTATGCAAAGCAAAATTTTAGATATCAACGGCAAACCGTTTGATTTTGATGACGAGTTGCAAACGGAAAATGACAGCCGCTTGGGTTGGTTGCAACGTCATTACAGCGAGCACCCCGCAAGCGGATTGACGCCATCCAAAGCGGCAACATTATTACGTGCCGCTGAAATGGGCGATTTAATCGGACAGTGCGAATTGGCCGAAGACATGGAAGAAAAGGACTCACACTTGCAATCGGAGCTCGGCAAGCGCCGTATTGCTATTTTGACAATGGATTGGCAAATTACCCCGCCACCAAATGCCAGTGCGGCAGAACAGCGCGATGCACAAATGCTCGAAGAAATCCTACGTGACGCAACATGGCTGGATGATTGCATTTTTGATGCGACTGACGCCATTTTGAAAGGGTTTAGCTGTCAAGAAATTGAGTGGGAGCAAGGCCTTGTCGGCGGCCTTAAGTTAATCCGTAATGTTAATTGGCGCGACCCTGCGTGGTTTATGACGCCGCAGTATGAACGCAATACATTACGGCTACGTGACGGCACGGAAAAAGGCGTAGAATTAGCTAAATTTGGCTGGATTACACATGTTGCCAAAGCAAAAACAGGTTATTTATCCCGTATTGGTCTTGTGCGCACCTTGGTTTGGCCGTTTATTTATCGCAACTACTCCGCCCGCGATTTTGCCGAATTTTTAGAGATTTACGGCCTGCCATTGCGCCTTGGTAAATACCCGGAAGGGGCTACCAACAACGAGAAAAATACATTGTTACGGGCGGTAATGAGTATCGGTCATAACGCAGGCGGCATCATCCCGCGCGGCATGGAGATTGAATTTGCCAAGGCGGCTGACGGCAATGCGGCAGAGTTTATGGCGATGATTGACTGGGCGGAAAAATCCATGTCTAAAGCGATTTTAGGCGGTACACTTACATCCCAATCTGATGGCAAGACCTCGACCAATGCCCTTGGCAATGTACACAATGAGGTGCGCCAAGAATTACGTGACGCCGATTTAAAACGCTTAGCCGCAACGCTAACCCGTGATTTGGTGTACCCGCTTTATGCGCTTAACTGTAAGTCATTTAACGACGCGCGCCGCATTCCGCGTTTTGAATTTGACACCGCCGAAAGCGAGGATATTAATAGCTTTGGCGAGGGATTAGGCAGACTGGTTGATATCGGCTTTAGAATCCCGTTGCGATGGGCGCAAGATAAAATGCAAATCCCGGTTGCAACTGAAAACGAAGACGTATTAACCCGCACACAACCCAAAACCGAACCGGACGACCCGCGCCAAAAAGCCATATTAAGCGCTAACTTGCCGGAGCTTGAATTTAACACAATCCACCGTGACCCGGACGACTTAATCGACGAGCTGGAGCCTACGGCGGAAGAATACGAGTCGGTGATTGACCCGATGTTAAAACCGATTGTGGAAGCTATCCGTACAGGCGGCTATGAATACGCACAAACCCGCCTGGCCGAACTCTATCAAGATTTGGACGATGACGCGTTGGAGCAAATGCTTACCCGTGCATTATTTGTTAGCGACTTAATAGGACGTCTCAATGCCAACCGCTAATCTAGATATGCGCGAGCTATTGCGCATGGAGCCTAAGCTCGCCGTTGACTATCTCAAGGCCAAGGGATATGCCATTACCTGGAATTGGCAAGAAGCCCTTGAGGACGCCCATGCGCGGGCGTTTACGGTAGCAAAAGTCACCCGCATGGACGTGTTGGAAACTATCCGCACAGCCACCGTGGAAGCCATTGAAAAAGGCATTCCGGAGCGCGAATATATCAACAATTTGCGCCCCAAACTGGAAGCGTTGGGATGGTGGGGCAAAGTTAAAGTATCTAACATCAATGGCACGGAGCAGACAATACAGCTCGGCAGTCCGCGCCGCTTACAAACGATTTTGCGCACCAATAAAATCACCGCTTACCACATTGCGCGCTACGCCGAGCAAATGGCCAACGCGGATGAACAGCCCTATTGGCAATATTTAGCAATTAAAGATAGCCGCACTCGGGCAAGTCATTTAGCCTTGCACGAAAAGGTGTATCGTTATGACGACCCAATTTGGGATGTCATGTATCCGCCGAATGGTTGGAATTGTCGTTGCCGGGTGCGTGCGTTAAGCCAAAGACGGTTAGACAAAATGGGGCTTGAGGTAAGTCAATCGGGCGGCAGAATTAAACAGGATTGGGCGCTTGCGGGCGTAGATAAGGCCACCGGCGAAGAAACCCACGCCAAAGTGTATAGTCTAACGACAGATAAAGGAACTATTACTACGGACGCCGGCTGGAGCAATAATGTTGGCAAAAGTGCGGTAGGAAATGACGCCGTTTTAATCCGTAAAATCTTAGATGCAAAAAACCGCGATTTACGCAGCCAAACAATACAGGCGATTAACAACAGTGAAGCGCGGCATAAAGCGTTTGAGAATTGGGTAGTTGCTAATCTTGGCAAGCGCGGAGCCGGCAATCGTTATATTTCGGCGGGTATTGTTAGCGAGGATATTGCTGATAAAGTGGCGGAACTGTCAGGCGGTGAAAAATCATCACAGCGCCTGTTAGTGATGACAGAGCGACGGTTGCAACACGCGGCAAGTGTGAAACATCAAGAAAAAGGCACAGCATTAAGTGCGTTAGAATATGCCAACATATCCCGTGTGATTGCTAATCCTGCGCTTGTTGTTTGGGATACTGAGCGCGGTCACAATAATCTGATCTACATCGACCAAACCCGCACCATTAAAGTGGTAGTTGACGCGCCGAATAAAGACAGTTTAAAACCGTCGGAAAGTGTAGATGCCGTGATTAATGCGTATAAAGTGGATTATGCGGATTTGCTCAAGAAGATTGATAAAGGCTTGTATAAAATCGTGATGGGTAACAAGTGAGCTTGGCGAGTATCGAAGTCGCACAGGGCGTTTTGTTAAACGCTGTCCTACCAATTAGACAACAAGCTCACTTATTGTTAATGCGATTTAACCCCCTTTAAAGGAGTATGTCAAGTGGAACTCGATATAAAATTTGACGAGAAAGACATGCGCATTGTGCAAGGCGCATTTGCTAAACTGGTGCAATTAGGCAAATCTGACGGCATTACACGCAAAATGGCCAACGTATTGCGTGAAGATGCCGAAGATGCTTTTGAAGATGAACGGTCACCAAAAGACGAAAAGTGGGAAGACCTCGACCCTGCCTATAAAAAAAGTCGTTATGCGAAGGGTTATGATGGTAAGATATTACACCGCACCGGCTTATTGATGGCAAGCCTTAATGTTGATTATGGTGATGACTTTGCTGCCGTGGGCGTGTCTGAGTCTTACGGCATATATCATCAGCTAGGCACCAAGAAAATGCCTGCGCGTCCGTTTTTGGGGATATCCGAAGAAGGAATAGACGAAATCAAGGATATTTTAAAAAACGCAATAAAACGCGCGTGGAGCGATTAAAGAGTATTAAGACGATAAATCGTATTAACTTAATTTTTTAAACGCACTTAAACGCATTTAAACCCCTCTTAAACGCGATAGCAAATCCAATCTTAATCACAAATCACAAAATCAAACTAAAACATCATTAATTATTGCGAGCCACAATAAACCCACCCACCCCTCAAATCGGCGCATTATTGCGCCATGAAAACGACAAACCACCCTATTGCCGTCTTAACGGCCCAAATCAACAAAACCTCGGCGGACGGCTGGCAACAGCTTTTGCCGAAAGGTGAATTTAGATCTCGTGACGGCTCCCCCCATGACGTGCCGCACTGGTATATCGATGAGACGATTGCAAAACGTCTCATTGCCCGTTTGCGTGCACTCAAACAAGACGCACTGGTTGACTACGAGCACGAGACCATCCTAAAAGCTAAAAAAGGTGAAGGCGCAGGTGAAGTGCTTGCCGCCGGGTGGTTTAACGCAGATGAAATCAAGTGGTTTGACGATGACGAGCGCCAAGGCTTATGGATTAAGCCGCGCTGGACACCTAAAGCCTATGACCACATTAAAAACGGCGAATTTGCTTTTTTAAGTGCGGTATTTAGCTACGACGACAAAGGCGAACCAATCGAACTCAGAATGGCAGCGCTAACCAACGACCCCGGAGTCACCGGCATGCGTCGGCTGGCGGTGCTGTCAGCCCAACTTAATCAACCTCAACCCAACCCCAAGGAGAAAGCAACAATGAATCCATTGTTAAAGCAGTTGCTTGGCAAACTGGGTGTGACCGTGGAAGACAACGCGGAACTCACCGAAGAGCAAGCACAAACCGCACTCTCTGCGCTAGACGGCATTACCGCCGCCAAAACGACAGCCGAAACGCAAGTCGCCGCATTAAGCGCCAAAATCAATGATGTGGATTTAAGCAAATATGTACCAAAAGCGATGTATGACGCCACGGTGCAACAGCTTGCCGTGTTATCCGCAAAAACCAATGAAACCGACGTGGCGGGCGTAATTGCGAAAGCCAAAAATGAAGGCCGCGTGATGGAAACCGAAGTGGACTATTTAACCGGCTTTGGCAAACAGCAAGGCGTTGCGGCGTTATCCGCCATGCTTGATGCGCGTCCGAAACTTGCCGTGTTATCCGCACAACAAACGGAAAATCTGGAACAGCCGAAAGAAAAAGGCGTAGCAGTATTATCCGCCGAAGAACAAACCGTCGCAAAATTGTTAGGCATTAGCGAAGACGATTTTGCCAAAGAAAAGGAAGCTAAATAATGGCTAATGTAACCCCTGAAATCGTAAAAGCGTTATTTACCGGTCTTGGTAAAAACTTTCGTGAGGGCTTAGAAAAAGCCCCGAGCCAATACACCAAAATCGCTACTGTGGTTAACTCTACCACCAAAAGCAACACCTACACCTGGCTAGGTCAAATGCCTAAACTTAAAGAATGGGTAGGCAAACGCGCAGTCACCGCTATCCAGTCTCACGGTTATGCGGTAGTCAACAAAGACTGGGCGTCAGGAGTAGAAATCCTTCGTACCGACATTGAAGATGACAATATCAGCGTATATGCCCCGCTTGTCATGGAGTTAGGCCGCTCCGCAGGTGAACAACCGGACGAATTAGTGTTTGGCGCATTAAAAGCAGGCTTTAAAACAGCGTGCTATGACGGCCAGTACTTTTTTGACACCGACCACCCGGTTGGAAAAAATCCGGATGGCACGGACCCGGTGCAGGTGAGCAATATCACCGATGACAGCACGAATGTCACCGAAGATGGCGCATGGTACCTGTTAGACTGCTCCCGCGCGTTAAAACCGATTATTTTTCAAAATCGCAAAGCGCCCACGCCGGCTCAAATGACCGACGCTAACGCACAGAAAGTCTATGAAGAAAACATGTACAGCTACGGCGTGGACTCCCGTTGCAACGTGGGCTACGGCTTTTGGCAGATGGCACACGCCGTAAAAGGCAAGCTAACCGCCGAAAACCTGTGGAAAGCCATTAAAGCAATGCGCAAAGTAGAAGGTGACGGTGGCCATAAATTGGGCATTAAACCAACTCACATTGTGGTGCCGGTAGATTTGCAAGAAGAAGCCACCAAGTTGTTAGATCGTGCATTCCGCGTTGAAAACGGTGCCACCGTGGACAACGAATTACGCAACTTAAAACTTGAGTTGATTGTTGCAGACTACCTGTAACCGTTCATCAAAAAGTGCGGTGATTTTTAACCGCACTTTAAACCCCTTTTAAAACCTCTTTAAGGATAAAAATGCAATGCTGGAATTATTTAAATTGGCGGTCCAGAACCGTATTAAAGATGGCTATTGTCGCGCTGGGCGCGTGTTACCTCTCGGCGAAAGCACCCTTGAAGCGCTTACGGCAGAACAAGTGGCGGCGTTACAAGGTGACCACCGGTTGGTTGTTGGAACGCCTGAACCTATGGAGCCTAATCAAGAAGGTGACGGGCAACAAGTACCTCAAAACGGCGAGAATGGAACGCCGACAAAAACCGTGGATGACGGTGCATTACCAACCGATTTAAACAGCCTGACCGTTGAGCAATTAAAGGCCGCATTAACCGAGCGTAATGTGCAGTTTGCCGGTAATGCTGTGAAAGCGGATTTGGTTGCCTTATTGGCTGACGCCATTAAGCCCGTGCAGGACGCGCAATAATGCTTTACGCCACCCCGGAAGGCTTAGTTAAACGCTATGGCGAGCAAAGCATTAAAACGCTTGCCATAAGCGCGGACAGCCCAAAAGTCGCCGAAGCACTCGAAGATGCCTCTCAGACGATTGATAGCTATCTTGCCGGGCGTTATACCCTGCCGCTTAAAAGTGTGCCTGCGGTATTAGAGCGCCACTGTTGCTACATTGCCCGTTATTTTTTAGAAAAAAATCGGGCAACCGACCAAGCACGCCGCGATTACGATGACAGCATCCGCTACCTCGAAAAAGTGGCCAACGGCACTATCTCACTTGGGATTAGCGAGGATGGCAAAACGGTGGAAGGCGATAATGTGGCCATTATTGAATCACAAGGCTCCGTGTGGGCGCGTGATAAAGCAAAAGGGTTTATTTGATGAGCAACATTGCGAAAACCAGTGATGCGCTACAAGAACGAATCCGTGAGCTTTGCGGTGATGTATTAAAAGAGGTGACCTCACATCCCGGTCACTGGGATGACTCGGCGGTCACGCGCATTGTGAGCAATCCACCTGCGGCTTATACCGCGTGGCTTGGGCACATGCCGGGTGAAAATCCAAGTATCGTACAAGCCCGCTGGGCGGTGTATGTAGTGGCTAATGTGCTGGACGGCGAACGTGAAAATGATGTCGGCATCTATCAGTTGGTCGAAAAATTAAGTGCCGGATTACACCGTTATCGATTACCGCCAAGCGGCACATTTGAGCTGTTAAGCGTGCAAAACCTGTGGTCTGACACGCAAAGCGGCATGGGCGTGGCGGTTTACGGCATGTACTTTAAGGCGCCAATGCCAAGCTATGACAGAGGGTAACCATGGCACAAACTAAAATTATCTTAACTGCTCCGCATACCCATGCAGGGCAACAATATCAGGCGGGAGAGACGTTGGAATTAGACGAATCCTCCGCAGAATTTATCGTAAAAATGGGCGTTGGCAAAGTCGCCGCAGCCCGTCGAGCAGAAGCACCAAGCGAGGAAACAAACAATGGCGCGCAATGAAACTTATAGCTACGGTCAAGGCCGTGTGTACCTTGCCGAACGTTTGCCAAACGGTGAACCAAAAAATTTACGTTGGGTGGGCGATGTATCCGAAGCCAGCCTGTCTTTAAGCACCGAAGAATTTACCCACAAAGAATCTTACTCGGGTCAGCGCCAAGAAGTACGCAAAATCAATACCGGTAAATCAGGCGAGGTAAGCCTTAAATTTCACGAGTTTAGCCCGGAAAACTTGGCGTTGTTGTTACTTGGCGCACATACCAAAGTTGCCGCGGGTACAGTTACCGGCGAAGCGTTGCCAACGGAAATTAAAACCGGTGATCGCATTGTGTTAAAACACGTTAATGTCAGCAACGTAGAAATCGCCAATATGACTGAAAACACCGATTATGTAGTCGATAAGGTATTTGGCGCGATTGAATTTTTGAAAGACAAATCCGGCAACACCGAAACCGTGAAATACAGCTACGGTGAATCGCAAAACGTGGCCATGCTGACAAATAACCCGAAAGACCTGTTTTTACGCTATGAAGGCGTCAACCTGGCCGAACAAAACGAATGGGTGATGTTGGAGTTGTACAAAATCAACTTTAACCCGACCGACGCACTTGCGTTGATTAACAATGACAACTCGTTGGCCGCGCTGAATGCAAAAGCGAAAGTGTTGGCCGACACCTCTAAACCAGGCGATGCAGTCCTTGGGCGTTTTGGCCGCGTAGCCACTATTAAGCAGTAGCCATTCTGCGAGCTCCCCCGCTCAATCATTGCGGGAGCAACTTTTGATTGAGCGGGATTTTTTTTTAAATTGGAAGGATAACAAAAAAATGACTGCGCAAACCGAAAATAAAGAACTCCAAATTCTCTTTCCGACCGCTGAACTCACTATCGGCGGGGAAAAAATCGAAATCAAAGAATACACGTTAAAACAGCAATTACAGCACAATGCCAAATTTGTGCCGTTTATTGCGTCTCTACGTACTACGCTTGGTAACAGCCAAGAAGATTTTAACCTTGACGCCTTGATGGCTTGTCTCAGTGACAATTATCAAGACGTGATTGAGCTTGTTGCATTATCTATCAACAAGCCGACTGATTATATTGCCAACCTCAATGCGCGCGAAGGCGAAGACTTACTTATGGCGTGGTGGTGTGTAAACAGTGATTTTTTTACCCGCAAAGCCATTGCACCACTGATGGAGCGAATGGCGACACAAAATCTCAAGATGTTGGATGGGGCGAAATCATAGATCTGTTGGTCGCCAACGGCCACCACTTTGCGGAGCTTGGTGACTACACCGCCCGGCAACTGTTGTTGTTTTATGAAAAAGCCCTAATTCGCAAGCGCAAAGAACGCGCAGACAGAACAATTGATGTGTCGTTTGGGGTAAATGGCGGGAAAGAGGTGCAAGGCTATATAGACGAGTTGACCGCACCTTAAAAGTGCGGTCGATTTTTTTAGAGTTTTGAACCGATGACAATACCAAGCAAGGCGGCAAGTGGCGCACGAAAGAATGCGGCGACAACAAAAATAAGCGCATAAAACGCGGTGCCGAAAAATAGCACTTGTCCGAAGTTGGCAGACCCGAACAGCATAAACAGTAAACCGATTTCATACGGTAACAACACAATCACCCAACCAAGCCAACTGATATTTATATTTTTATCCATTTTAAGGTTACCTCATGGCAGATAATTTAACTCTCGCACTCAAAATCAAAGCCGACCTTGAGAATGCTTTATCAAATTTTAAGGCCTTTGAAGGCGAATTGCAACGCAATAAAAAAGCGGCGGAAGGCCTGGGTAAGTCTGCTAAAGTTGGTGCCGTAGGTATTGATGAGCTCGGTAAAAAAGCCGACCAAACCACCGCTAAACTAAGCAAAACCCGCGCAGGGTTGGAATCTATCAGTACGCAATTAGCCCGTCTAAAAACTCAAGCTATTGGGTTTACATTGGGTAATCTTGCCATTACTAACCTCTCTCAAACCGTTGACGAGTACAAGAGTTACGAGTCACGCATTAATCTGATCTCAAAATCTAACGCGCAAGCCAAGGGCACATTTAGCGAGCTCATGCAAATTGCTAATGAGACCGGCTCGGCGTTTGGTGCGACAGCGGAGCTCTATACGCGACTCTATAGAGCAATGGGCAATCAGGCTAACAGCGCTGAGTTGCTGCAATTTACCCGCACTATCCAACAAATGACGGCAATCTCCGGCGCAGGCGGCGAAGAAGCAAAAGCCGCCATTATCCAGTTAGCGCAGGGTTTAGCCTCCGGTGCGTTACGCGGCGATGAATTTAACTCCGTCGCAGAACAAATGCCTATCCTGCTCGAAGTGTTGCAAAAGTCACTTGGTAAAACCCGAGCAGAATTGCGAAAAATGGCCGAGGAAGGTGAACTCACGCCACAATTAATCCTTGGTGCGACAAAAGAAGCCACCGAAGAAATCCAGCGTCAATATGAGCAAATGCCGCTAACTATTGGGCGCGCCATGAATCAACTCTCTAACAGTTGGCTCGGGTTTGTGGGTAACACGGATAAAACTATATCCGCATCCAGTCTTGTCGCCGGAGCAATCTCTCTTGTTGCAAATAACTTGGATTTACTTGCCGGAGCATTGATTACCGCAGGCGCCGCATACACGGTGCATTTGATTGCACCTTTAGCCAAAAAAGCGGCCGCACTTGCGGCAAGTACGTTTGCCGTCAATGCAAATACTGTTGCAGTTAATGCTAATGCGAGTGCGCAAGTACGCACCGCCCAAGCCACCATTATTGCTATGCGGGCAGTGGACGGCGAGAGTACATCTGTGGCGCGATTAACACAGGCTTACGGCGCCTTAGGGGTGGCAAAAGCGCGTGCCGCCGCATCCAGTATTGGGTCTAGCTTGCTTGGGTTTGCGGGTGGTTGGGTCGGTGTGGCACTTACCGCGGCTGTTGGTCTATATGCCGCTTATCAGTATTTGCAAAGCAAAGAGGAAGAGTTGGAAGCGCAATACCAACAAACCACAAACACCATCCAATCCAACATCGACAAAACAAATGCGCTAATTGACGCCCGCACAAAACTCGGCGAAATGGGCGGATTTAGTGAGCGTTTGACACAGGTTGACATAAACAATAAAACCCTGGACGAAGCAAAGGCAAAACTTGAGGAATTAATCCAAGTCCGCAATCAGTTACAAGAGCAAATGCTGACCGACAGTGTTGGCGGCTTTTTGAATCTAGAAAAGCTCGAAGAAGCAAATAAACGAATCCAAGAACTTGAAGCTCATATCCATGAGTTACAAGGTAGCACGGACATCTTAGCCAACACCAACCAAGAACAGCTTACTGCCGCCTTTAACGCGGCAATTGAAGCAGGTGGCGAACTTGCCGAGAAACTCAAAGCCCTGGGCGACCCAACAGCGCCGGAAGCAATGAAGCTATTAGAGGACATGATCAAAAAGAATGAGGGCGCGCTTGTTGAAATGCAGGGTGAACTCAAAAATCTGGAGACTAAATTAAAAAGCGAGTTTGCCGATGCGACACTAACCGCCGCGCAAAAAATGGAGCAATTTAGAGATCGTGTCATTGCTGCCGCCAAAGGTGCAGGAAGCAGTGGGGCATTTTTGCAACCGTTAATCGACCGGCTCAATAATGTAATTGAATTGCAAAATCAGGTGGCCACCGCCAAGCAATCAAAAGAAAACGAGAAAAAGCTAGATGCCCTACGCACACAAGCGGAAAAATCCAAGCTGAATGCCCGCGGCCAACGTGATTACGACATCAAACACCACAATTGGGATAACGAAGAACAACGCAATCAAGCGTTGGCCTACTCTGCTCAAATCGAAGCAGGCGAAAAAGCCAAGAAATCCGCCCGGTCATCAAAAACCAAATACGATGCGACGGACAAAAACCTTGCGCTTAACGTGCAGTATTTGCGCCTGACGGGACAAGAAGTCAAAGCCAATCTGGCGGACATTGAGGGCCGTTATAACAAGCTATTAGCGGAGTTTCAAAAGCACTCCAATGTGGATGGGATTAATCTAATTAAAAAAATCTTACCACTTGAGCAAGCCAAGGCACAGGTGGACGGCGTGCAAAATGAAATCAATCGTTTGTACCAAAATCAGAGCACGCAAGAGCAACGCATCCAAGCGCAGGTTCAGGTTGGCTTAATTAGTCATCTTGAGGGCCAACAGCAATTAAAAGCATTGTACGGCGAAACCGTCGCCGAGTTGGAAAAACAAATCCCGGTGCTCGAAAAACTAGCCCAAATGCCGGGCGCCCAAGGCGAAGCCGCCAAAAACTCACTGGAAGATATGAAAATCAAGATTGCCGAGCTTAAAAACGCGGGAAATGACCTTGAGAAGACCTTTAAAGAGGGTTTAACCGAAGGATTGCAAACCTCTATTGTAGGACTTGCCAAGGGGACAATGACACTGCGTGAAGCGGTATTAAATCTCACTAACACGATTTTAGATGCAATGATTCGGATTGCGGCACAACAACTTGTCACGCAAGTCACAAGTTCTGCCGGGAGCTGGTGGGGCGCTATTGCTAGCGCGTTTTCCGGTGTAGGTGGACACGCCACCGGCGGGCCAATTCGTGGCCCAGGTACAAGCACATCAGATTCCATCCCCGCTCGCTTATCAGACGGCGAATGGGTAATCCAAGCGTCTGCCGTATCGCACTATGGGCACGCGTTTATGGACGCAATCAACAACAAGCGGCTACTCAAACGCGCTTCAGGCGGGCCGGTATCTGTCCCACCCGTGCCAAGCTACAGTGAGCCCGGGTTAAGTGATTCTTTGCGTGAGGGGCGTGGTGGGACGCAGGTTGTAGCATCACCGGTCAACATCCAACAAACACTCGCCGTTGACAGCGCAGAGTTATTTACCGCGGGGCTCAAGACCACCGCGGGCGTTAAGGCAGTCATAACCATGCTTCGCGCCAACAAACAAACCGTAAAAGATATTTTAAATTAAGAGGTTACATCATGGCATACAAAACCGGCACCGCACAAAATGAACGCGATTTGCTTGACATCCTAAATAAGTTTTTAACCACCGACCCGACATTGGTTGCCAATGGGCAGGCGTGGACGGTGCTACTTGACAAAACTGTCGCCAAAACAGCGACGGAAGTGGAAAAACGGAAAATTGTGTGGAAATCCACCGGAACCGGAGTTGAGCAAGATATTTATGTGATGTGTGAAACTGTCAATAGTATCTCGCAAGACATTTACAACCTCAACTTTTTCGGCGGTACATTTTTTAATAGCGCATTAGTTACCGGCGATAACGTACAGGCAGGGATTATCAATATCTCGCCGGGGGTTGTATTGTTTGCTGACGCACGCCCGATTGACTATTACATGGTCGCCGATGGCCGTTGCTTTAAAGTAGTGACGCGTATCTCTAACGTATGCTCCAGTGCTTATTGTGGCTTTATTCTGCCGACCGTACCGCCGACAGAATACCCGTACCCGCTTTGCGTTGCGGGGAGTGCACCAATTAGAACGCCAAAATCAAGAAGTGATGATCCGATATTTTTGCGTTACTCAAACACCGAATTTTATAACTCATCCATTGTAGATCCGTTAAGCGGCAATTGTTGGTTGTTCGCACCAGACCAAAGCTGGCGAGATTTTAGCGGAAGCGATTATCAAACATATTCCAACGATTCAAAAGAGCAATTGCTTTATCCGTGCGCGATTTCGCAAAAACATAATGATAAAAATTGGTACGTCATGAAAACGTTAAGCGCTTCACCGGGCGGAAGTTATCCACTCATCCCGGTTGAGTTTATTAGCTTTAAAGGCTCATCGCAGGGCGAAAACCGATGGGGTGCGTATGATGGTGTTTATTGGATTCCGGGCGTACAACGTGCAGTGGGGGATGAAGTAACACTGCCAAACGGCAATAAGGGCGTGGTATGTAACGGCGGATTTCGCACTACAACAACCGATTATTTTGTTTTAGAGCTGGGAGCATGATATGGCATATCAAACAGGCACAGTAACTAACGTCACCGAATTACTTAAAAAACTCGCAGAATTTGCCGTCACACAAAACTGGACGATTAACAAAAATGAAAACAATGTGTTGTATTTAAGCAATTCTGACGGGTATTGGGCGCTTGAGTTTAAAAATAAGATGCTTTTTGTGATCGCATGTACCGGCATAGATAAAAATCGGGATTGTTTTAATCAGCCAGGGGCGTCATGCAATAACTCATACTCAAAAGTTAAAACACAGGTATCACATTTGGATGCCGGTAAGTTTGTCAGTTATGACTTTTTCGGCACGGCACAATATTTGCATGTTTGCGTGCAATACCAATCCGAGAGGTTCCGCCATTTTGGCTTTGGGACGCTTAACAAAGAGGGGCAATATACCGGCGGACAATATGCGTTTGGAACGACTTTTTACGAATCCGGTTATAACCGCGAAACCCTTGGCTCAAGTAATACAACGCTTGGTATGGCGGACGGTAATAACGCATATGGACCTGTTGTACGTGCGGACAATCTCGCCGGGGATACTCGTACACCTTGGTATTTTCAGGCGGACGGTCGTTATCAATATAACAATCTAGATAAAACTGAATTCGGGTGTTATATGCTGACTAACGGCTCAATATTTAATTATAAACACCATCCGGATAGTATGCTGCTCACGCAGAGCCAAAGCAAATTCGGGCAGTTGGTACTACCCGTTGCTAATGCCCCGATTGCGCATTGTATTGATAATTTATTCCGCCGTCTTGGTACCATTCCCGACCGTTTTGAGTGTCGATTGGTTGGCATTATCCCACGTCAAAAGCTCCAAATTAACGGGGATACATGGTTATTTGTGCCAGGTGCTCAATATCAAGCGGGTAATCCAAGCCGTGCGCCGACTGATAATGACAACTCCGGCGAATACGGCGTGGCATATCGCATTGTAGAGTAAATCATGGCAAAGATTAACGGCTATTTAATTACCCGCGGTGCAGGTGCACGCATTAAAGATACGGGATATCTTGACGGGTTGACTGCGTACCGAGGGGCTAATTCAAGGCTCGTCAATCAGCGGTTGGTTATTAGCGGGCAGATTCGCGCGCGCAATATCAAAAATCAGACATTGGGTGCGCATGCGTATGTTATCCCTAACTATTACTCTGATCTTTACAAGCGCATCATTGTTATCCCGCACACCGTCAATCTTGGTTCAATTTCCACTGACCAGACTTTTAAAGTGCAAATTTGGAATGCCAATAAAAGTGCGGTCAAGTTGTTATCTGTTTCCGTTGTTGGCGGTGAGGGTATAGAGCTTGTCGGCCCAACATCCGGTACATTTAATGCGCTTGCGCTTAAAAAATGGACGGTTAAAGTCGGCATGCAAGGCGCGCCAGTAATTGATTGCGTCGTCACGTTTAACTTTTTGGGCAAAAGCCCCATCACCTTACGCATTACCGGCTCGCGCTCAACCGATTGGTCGTTTATGCCGGATTGGAGTGAGGACGTCACCGAAAATCTAGAGTGGCTCACCCGCGTGCATCAATCGGTAACAGCAGCGGAACAACGCATTGCACGCCGATTGAGTCCGCGCCGCACCTTTGAGTTTAAAGTGAGTTTTTCGGAGGTGGAGCGCCAACAATTTGAATCCGCCCTTTATGGTTACGGCTCGCGCGTGTGGTCACTGCCAATTTTTACCGACTGTGCAAGACTGTTACAGCCTGTGCAACAGGGTGCGGTGGAGTTACCTATTAACACTGAGGGCTACGATTTTGCCGTGGGTGGGCGCGCAATTTTGATGACCGGAAGCAACAAGGAGATGGTTGAGATCACTGCACTAGAGCCAAGTAAAATCACGGTTAAACGCCCTATTGTTGGCAATTATGACCGCACTTTTACCGCAGTTTACCCGCTACGCTCTGCCGTGCTCACAGATATGCCGCAGGTGCGCCGCTTAAGCGATAACGTGTCAACCGCACAAATCCGCTTGCAACTGCACGAGCATAATGCGTGGAGTGATGATGTGAGCCATTTGCCGACCTATCGCAATCACCCGGTGTTAGAGCCGACCTCGGAGTGGTCGGAAGACATCACCGCGCAATATGCGCGCCTGATTAAGACGTTGGATAACGAGACGGGCTTACCGTACTACTTAGATACGGCCAACAAGGCGATGCAAATCACCGCCCACCGTTTTGTGGCAAGCGGGCGGGAAGAACAACGCAAGCTCCGCAATCTGTTTTACTACTTGCGCGGCCGTCAACGTGCGATTTGGGTGGCAACCTCAAGCACGGATGTGACGCCAGAGGGTGATATTATCGGCAAAACCTTAGATATTGCCTACATCAACTATACCGGCGCACTGCAAAAGCAAACAGGACGCCAAGACGTGCGCATTGAGTGCACCGGAGGACGGATTTTTTATCGCCGTATCCTGTCATCCGCAGTGATTAACTCTGCAACAGAGCGGCTCGCATTTGACGGCGACACGCTCAATATCAAACAAGCGGAGATTCTCAAGATTTCGTATTTAACGCTGTCCCGCTTGGAGAGTGACACAGTAAGCTGGGTACATCACACCGACGCGGACGGAGCGGCAACCGTCACAGTGAGCTTTCACGGGCTCCGAGACGAGCTGGAGCCATAAAAATATTTTTAAAAACGACCGCACTTTAAAGGCGGTTTAAAGGATATTTAAAGATGAGTTATTTAAGCAAAACACATTCCGTCGCCGAGGGTCGGCCGATTGATTTATATCAATTTGTGCGTGGCGAAAACGAGAAAATCTGGCGCTTTTGCAATGCGGACAAGGATTTAGAGATTAACGGCGAGAAATGGCTGGCGTCTGCTATCAGTGATACCCGCGACGGCGGAGGTGACGGCAATGTGACACTTAGAATGCCGAGCAACAACCCTGTGGCGCGCCTGTATCGAGGGCTTCCGCCGAGCCAAACTGTTAAGCTCACTATTATGCGCTTGCATGAGGACGACAACGAGATCCGTATTGTATGGATTGGCACGATTACGGAGGCGAGTCGCCCGGATATACATACTACCAATCTTACCTCTGCGGCACTGTCCGACACCATGGATAGCGCAGGATTGCGCCTGACTTGGGGGCGTAACTGCCCTTATACACTGTATGACGTGGATTGCAAGGTTAAGCCAGGCAACTTTGTTTTAGCGGGGCTCACCATAAGCGCGATGGACGGTGTGTCTATCACTGTTGATTTACCGCAAAACTTGCCGCAGGGTTGGTTTAATGCAGGTTTCATCGAGTGGACGGACGACGGTGTGCGCGAGGTGCGTGCAGTGACCGTTCATCAAAATAACAAACTCACGCTTATGGGTGGCACCCAAAAACTGTCTGTCGGCACAGTCATCAAAGTTTATCCCGGGTGCGATGGACGCGCTGAGACGTGTCTTAAAAAGTTTAACAATATGCTCAATTTCGGTGGCGCGCCGCACATGCCTAATAAGTCGCCGTATGACGGTTCACGGGTATTCTAGGGGGATTAATTATGTATGAGTCAATTGCATGGGCAATCGTCAAAATCGTCGCTTGGGCGGTTGCCAGTTATTACATTAATCAAGCACTTAATAAACGTGGTAATAGCAACAGTCCAGATGCGGTTAATGCTAAAGACTGGAATTTTCCGCAAATTGACGAGGGTACGCCGCAGTGCGTGTTTTTTGGCGATTGCTGGACTGAGGATTGGCAGGTGTTGGCATATGGCAATTACCGCACAACCGAGATTAAAAAAGGCTAAGTTATGGATAGCATTACTATCACAATGCAAGATATGCGCCGGGTAGATTTCTGCGCGGCGGGCGTGGAGGCGTTTTTTGTGCGCGAGGGCTTGGATTATGCCGACTTTTTAGCAAACGGGATTGATTCTGAGGTGCTTTTAAACACGGGCAGTGTGTTTGCCCGCAAATGTATTAATGCCGCCATTGCGGCGCGTCAAGGAGATAAATAATGGGTGGTAAACGTGGCGGCGGGTCGGTAACGGTTGGTTATCGCTATTATTGGGATATTCAAAGCGGGCTTGGGCGTGGACCGGTGGACGAGATTGTAGAGATCCGTGTCGATGACAAGACGGCGTATGTTGGCAAGCCCGGTGAGCTCACTCACTCTCAGGCGATTTATATTGATAAGCCCGGTTTGTTTGGTGGTGATAACACTGGCGGCGAGGGTGGGATTCAGGGCCGCATGGAGATACTCATGGGCGAGCCCGACCAAAAACCAACACAAATGCTGATTAATCTACTCAAAGGGGTTTATAACCCATCGCTTGCTACCCATGCCTCAAGATGGATGCGCAAATATGCAAACAAAAACCCTGAGCGCAATAAATTTTTCCAAAATGGCAACGTAGAGGCGGGTAATCTTAGCCAAGATGACATAATCCCCGGCTTCCGCGGTGTCGTCACGACAGTGTTTAGCGGGTTGATTAGTTGCTATAACGCCTATCCCAAAAAGCACAGTTACCGCGTGCGCAGAGCAAATGAAGGCTGGCATGGCGGTGTGGTGTGGTACCCCGAAAAAGCTAAAATCTTGCTACGTAACGACAATCTCAAAATCAAGGGGTTGACTCCGGAGCAGGAAGAAAACGTGCGTCAAATCCACGCCATGAACCCCGCGCATATCTTGGTTGAGTGCGCCACGAATAAGAGTTGGGGCGGTAAAAAAGATCTCACCGATTTGGATTTAGATAGCTACAAAAAGGCCGCCGATACGCTTTATGCTGAGGGATTTGGTTTATGCATCCGCTATAACCGCCAAACCTCTATTAAAGAGTTTATTCAGCAAATTGTTGACCATATCGGTGCGGCACAATATGACAACATTGAGACAGGTAAACAGGCAATTAAATTAATTCGCCACGATTACAAGGTCGAGGATTTACCGCTGTTTACATACGATAACGGGATTCTTTCCGTACTCGATGACGACAGCGCGGCAACCGATAAGCAAGCCAATCAAATCATCGTCAAATACCGTGAGCCGGTGACTAACCGCGACGACCAAGCCATTGCTAACAATATCGCGGCAGTGCAAATGCACGGCGTAATTAGCAAAACGGTTGAGTACAAAGGGATTCCGACTTTTGATTTGGCTGCACGCGTCGCACAGCGCGATTTAGAGATGATTGCCAGTGGCTTAACACGGCTCAAAATCACATTTGATATGCGCGGCAGTGAGTTACGCCCAGGCGATGTTATCCGGGTCAATCTGCCGGAGCGTGACATTGTGGACGTGGTGTTCCGTGTAGGCGAGCTTAAAAACGGCAACGAGGGCGAGATTGTCGCTACTTGCTTGCAAGATGTGTTCGGGCTTCCCGCCGCTAACTACTCTACGCAAAAAGGCGAGTCGCTTTACACGCCACCAGACTACACCGCCAAACCGATTGATTCCGCGCGCTTATTTGAGGTGCCGTATCACGTGCTCCCCCTTGTGTTATCTGACGCAGAGCGAGCTTATATCAAGCCGACTGACTGTTTTGTGTGGAGTCTAGGTGCACAACCTACACCGCTTTCCGTGGGGTATGACATGTTAGTCAACGTAGGCGCGGGCTATGCGCAAACCGCAACGGGCTCATTCACACCATGTGTTGAGCTGGTCGGTGATGTCACGCCATATCAAACAAGCATTAAGTTTAAGTTAGAGGGTGAGTATGCTGCCCTCTCGGGCGCTGAGGCGCTCATTGTTGATGATGAGATTATCAAGATTGATTCCGTTGATTTTAAAACCGGCACAATGACCGTGGGCCGCGGTTGTGCGGATACTATCCCACAAGCGCATAAAGCGGGCGCTTTGGCGTGGTGTTATCTGCTTGCCGCAGGCACGGATGAGACAAAATACACCGTGGGCGAGCAAATCAAAGCCAAATTGCTCACCCGCACGGCACAGCAAACGCTTGATGAGAGCAAAGCCCAGGTGCTTACACTTACCACCCGTCAACGTCAAGCCCGCCCTTATCCACCTGGCAAAGTGCAAATTGATGGCGGCTACGGCAACACCATTAATGACAAATCCGCATTTAAGCTCACTTGGGCACACCGTGACCGTGATGTGCAAGCGGATAAGTTGATTCCGCATACGGACGGTAGCACCGTTTTGGGCAAGGATGTCAGCTACAAAGTAGATTTACTGGATGGCGACAGCGTGGTGCGATCTATTGATACCACCGCAACCGAGTTTGTTTACCCGGACGCTAAAAAGGTAGATGGTGAGCAATTTAGCCAAATAGCGCTATATAGTATCCAAAATGGCTTACAGAGCCTGCATCGTTATCTGTTCCGCGTTGGCGGTGCAATGACATTGCTTCATAGTTTTAATTATCAGGCGCGCTGGACATCGGGCGATAACGTTTTTAATCGCTACAATGATGGCGATTTCGGCGGATTGGGTTATTTGATGTTAGGCGCTAGTTCGCCAGATTACGATATTTACAATGATTACACCGTGCCGGCGGGGCAATACGCCCGATTTGTGCTGGATTATAAGATTTTGACGTATAAGCAACGTAGCGGCAAATGCAAGGTAATTGTGCAACTGCTCAACGACACAAACATAGTGCAATCATACGAGTCCGAGTTGATGGGCGACTGGCCAACAGACGATTGGCATCCTCAACAAGTATCCGGAGCGCTTCCGCCGGAGGTGACAACCATTAGATTTAAGATTGTGGCTCAGCCTGGCATTAGTAGTAACGCGCTCACATTTAGAGATATCACAATTCGTGTTGGGGAGGAGTAGCCTTCAAACGTTTTAAAAAATGACCGCACTTTAAAATGAAAAACAATTAACAACCTCAAATAAGGATTAAACAATGCAAGATAAAACAGTCACCCTCCGCAACGGCAATACAGGCAACGTTGTCTATGAGAGCCAATTTGGCAAGCTATTAATCGTTGAGCATAACGGCGAAGAGCTACCACCGACGCACTGGCACAACGCTAACGGCTCATTTTATGCGGACGCACAAAGCCCGCTTGATGTAGTTGACATTAAAGCGTAATAGATAATAACTTGATAAGTTCTGATGTCTCCGACATTAATGTCGGAGAGATAATTCAAAAGCCATTTAAACGATGTTTAAGGAGCTTTTAAATATTTACGCAAAATTGACAAATTAATTCTTGCTATATTATATTGTACAATATAATATAGACCCCGTAAGCAAGAGGGACGCCGCACCAAAGCTTACAATCTGATTCACAGCGGTAGGAGACATAAAAATGACAACTCAACAAATCAACGATATGTTAAAAAATGCCGGTATCAATGGTTATGCAAACGACTGGAACGGCAAAAGAATCTATATCAACCTCAATAGTAAAGACCGTTCTTTTGCCGGTGACCGCAACTGGCAGTTATATTTTGATATTGCCTCAAATAGTCTAATCTCCAAAAATGTGAAAGGTACATGCACAAGAGCATTTGCCGCCGATGTTAAAAAAGTCGAAACGCTATTCAAATAATGACAAGCCCACCGAAAGGTGGGCCGTAAAAAAAGGAGCAAGAAAATGTACAAAGAAGAATACAGAACAATCAGTGGTACATACCCAGACGGAAGACATCGCGCAATCCACGTTACAGTTGACGGCGTGACAAAATGCGCAGCATTAGACATGAGCCAGCCTGTAACATTAAAACGCCTCCACGAGGTTAAAGCAAAGCTGAAAGCGCAAACCGGTATAGATTTTAATTATTTACGTATTGAGCACAAGGTATGGGAGTTTGATTGTGACCCGGATGACAAAGAGATGATTAGTCACATCAATTATGGCGATATTCCCGGCACTAAAACAGTGGATAAGACATTTCAATTTTGGGCCGATAAAAATCGTTTATTAATATGGGATCACGATACACCGATTTACGAAAACAATAATGGTGTAATTTGCAAAGACCCAAACGCATTAGCCGATTGCCTATGCTAATCGGCTAGCTTCTAAGTTAGCTTCTAAGTTAGTTGCCGCCTTCGGGCGGTTTTTAAGGAGTAAAAATGGCAGAAAAATACATCTATCATGTCACGACCACAACCGGACACGTGCGCAAAAGCCCACGCTCGGAAATCTCCGCAGATACGACCGCACTTTTGAGACCATGGGTCGAGGATATGATCAAAGGCGAGTTGCGTGGCATTATGGATACGCACTACTCTTGTCGGTGTGAGCAACACAGTAGCAAGATGATTGAGTTTGTGATCAGTCGATTAAGCGATGACTTTAAACAAACTGACTTAGTGCGCTTTGTCGTCTGTAATCATTCACGCCGCAAAAAGGTGGCATGGGCTTGGGTTGGCGGTGTGGGCGATGCTCCCGAGGTGCCGTTTTGTGCGGCACAGCTATTAACTGACAACGTTATCTCCGAGGACTTTGGTTACATCCCTGTTTTTGCCGATTTCGAGCGCTGTATAGCGTGGACTTGGTTAGAGATGATGCAAAGCAAAAAGGAGGCAAAATGAGCTATCAAAAGTTACCCGACAGCACAAAAAACATCATCAGTAAAAACTCTAATGATTACAACAAAGCTAACTACAAACAGATCAAGTTTACAGTACGACCTGAGATAGCCGATAAATTTGAGGCGTTATGCAAAGAGGCTGGAGTTTCTCGGGCCGAGATGTTTAGACGGCTTGTAACTGGGGATTCATAAAAAAGTTAAAAAATTTTAAAAAAGTGCTTGCTATATTATATTGTACAATATAAGATAGACCCCGTAAGCAAGAGGGACGCCGCACCAAAGCTTACAAGCAGATTCACAGCGGCAGGAGATACAAAAATGACAACTACAACTTATTATTTCAGTGAGTCCAGCAGCATTAACACAATAGCACAAGCAGAGATGTTAAAGGCAACAAATCTATCAGACGCTAAACGCGAGGCTTCCCGCCGCCAATGCTTCCAAGGTACAGCCCTCAAAATCGGTACAATCTACAGCCTTAACGCTAGCGGCCTGTTGGTTGATGAGATCGCAAGCAAAGAGGACGGCAAAAAATGGGTTGACCGTTATTAATTACGGGAGTAAGATTCAAACCGTCAGAGTAATCTGACGGTGTTTTTTCGGATGTTTATCCGCGTGTTAAAATAAAAAGCTTATTAATGACTAACTATTAGTCATTCCCTATAAAGCTCCAAACAAAAACGGCAGGTTTCGTACTCTGCCGTTTTTGTTTATGTAGCGTCGGTGAATTTAGGCGAAAATTAGTGGTCAATGATAGGTGTTTAATTTCAGATTTGATGTAGCGTTATCTATTTATACCTCAAAACAATCAATCAAAATGAGGATTTTTTGATTGCGTCTTGTCCTCATTTTGATTGCGTCTTGTCCTCATTTTGATTGCGGCGCTACAGTTACAACTTGCATTGTTGGATTTAGAAAATTGTGATACACAGCAAGCATTAGTCGGTTGGATATTAGAGTCAGATAACAAACAAGCTGAAGGCGCATATTTTTGGTTAATCGCTAAAGCAGGAAAGGGGAAGGTTAGAAAATTAGAGGAATTTTTAAATAAAAATGAGATCCCTAAAGAGATAGATTTTTTACAAATTGCAGAATGGAGTTTAAATAAATTAGCAACATCCGATTAA